CGTGGCGCGAGGGGCTCACCCCCGACCCACTGCTGACTGTTTCTGAATGGGCGGACCAGTACCGAGTGCTCTCGGGAAAGTCGGCCTCGGAGCCGGGCAAGTGGCGAACCAATCGCACGCCCTATCTCAAAGAGATCATGGACTGTCTCTCGCCGACGTCTCCCGTCGAGCGGGTGGTGTTCATGAAAGGTGCGCAGGTCGGCGGCACGGAGTGCGGCAACAACTGGATTGGCTATGTGATCCATCTGGCCCCTGGCCCCATGATGGCTGTTGCGCCGACGGTCGAGATGGCCAAGCGCAACTCCAAGCAGCGGATTGATCCACTCATCGAAGAGAGCCCGACGCTCTCTAGCTTGATCGCCCCCGCAAGGGCGCGCGATTCAGGCAACACCATCCTGGGCAAAGAGTTCCGTGGTGGCGTTCTGGTGATGACGGGCGCAAATAGCGCCGTGGGTCTGCGCTCGATGCCGGTGCGCTATTTGTTTTTGGATGAGGTTGATGGCTACCCGGGTGACGTTGAAGGAGAAGGCGATGCGATTGCACTGGCTGAGGCTCGAACCCGAACCTTTGCACGCAGAAAAATTTTCATTGTCTCGACGCCAACAATTTCTGGATCGTCGCGCATCGAGCGCGAGTACGAGCAAACAGACCAGCGACAGTTCATGGTCCCGTGCCCGCACTGCGAGCACGAACAAGTCCTGACCTTCGAACAACTGATCTGGGAAAAAGGACTGCCCGAGACGGCGCACTACAAGTGCGAGTCGTGCGAGCAGCCCATTTACGAATACCAAAAGACCGAGATGCTCGAACGGGGACGGTGGCAGTCATCGATTTCGGATTACGTGGGCAAAACGGTGGGGTTTCACCTCTCCAGTCTGTACAGCCCAGTTGGTTGGCGCAGTTGGGCCGACATCGCTGCAGCATGGGAAGCAGCACAAGGATCTGCAACTGCCTTGAAAGCATTTAAAAACACAGAGCTGGGCGAGACCTGGGTCGAGCAAGGTGAAACCCCCGAGTGGGAGCGCTTGCTCGAGCGTCGTGAAGACTATCGAATCGGCACTGTGCCAATTGGGGCGGCTTTGCTTTGCGCTGGGGTGGACGTTCAGAAGGACCGCATTGAGGTCTCGGTCTGGGCATTCGGTCGGGGCAAAGAGGCCTGGCTGGTGGAGCATCGTGTGCTCGCTGGCGACACCTCCCGCGATACGGTCTGGCAAAGACTGCGTGAAATGATCGATGAGTCCTGGACACATGCGTCGGGGGTGCAGTTGCGCCTGAGTCGCATCGGCCTGGACACAGGATATGCCACACAAGAGGCCTATGCCTTCGTGCGCAAGTTACGTGACTCCCGGCTGCTGCCAATGAAAGGCGTGGCTCGTGGTGCTGCGTTGGTCGGATTGCCGACCGCTGTGGACCTGACCGTGGGCGGCAAGAAGCTGCGCCGGGGTGTTCGGGTCTATTCGGTGGTGGGTGGCATTGCCAAGCTGGAGTTCTATAACCACCTGCGCAAGACCATGGAAGTGACCGAGGACGGCGAAATCCTCTATCCAGCTGGATACATCCATTTGCCCAAGGTCGATGCCGAATTCGTGCAGCAGTTGTGCTCTGAGCAGTTGGTCACGCGTCGGGATCGCAATGGCTATCCGGTGCGCGAGTGGCAAAAGATTCGGGAGCGCAACGAAGCGCTTGATTGCTACGTCTATGCGCGGGCGGCTGCCAGCCTGGCTGGTCTTGACCGGTATGAGGAGCGTCACTGGCGCGAATTGGAAAAACCGTTAGGCGTGGCAGGACCACCTGAAGACGCCCAATCAACCAAGCAAGAAGCCACCCTCAGCGGTGGCTTCGTTGTTTCTAAAGGACCACAACGCGGCAGGCGCTTGATTCGCAGCCGGTGGATGAACTGATGACGACCTATACCCTTGAACATGCCCAAGCACTGCGAGAGGCCATTGCCAGTGGTGAGCATCGGGTGACCTACGACGGCAAGACCATCGAGTACCGCACGGTCTCCGATCTCAAGCTGGCCTTGGCCGAAGTGGAGGCAGCGCTGGCATCCGACAGTGGCAAAACCAAGACCCGGCAAATCCGGGTCACCACATCCAAAGGGTTCTGAGATGGCCTTTTGGAAAAAACTCACGGCCTATGTGGGCTGGAATTCCGTTCACGAGGCTGCTGGCTCAGGTCGCAGGTCTCGTGTTTGGAAACCTGGTGATCCGGGAGCTGTCTCGGCGATGCTGGCCACGGGCAACCAACTGCGGGTCAAGTCTCGGGATCTGGTGCGCAGAAACGCTTGGGCGGCCAACGCGGTCGACAGCTTTGTTTCCAATGCCATCGGCACGGGGATCAAGCCGCAATCCTTGGTGGATGACCCCAAGTTCCGGGAGAAGGTTCATGCGCTGTGGTGGCAGTGGGTGGAAGAGGCAGACAGCAACAACCTCACCGATTTCTACGGCCTGCAGTCACTTGCTTGCCGGGCGATGGTCGAGGGCGGCGAATGCCTGATCCGCATCCGCAATCGGCGGCAAGAGGATGGCCTGAGTGTGCCGATCCAGTTGCAGATTCTGGAGCCCGAGCACCTGCCCTTGAGCCTGAACACGATCAGTGCATCAGGCAATCAAATCCGTAGCGGCATCGAGTTTGATGCCCTTGGGCGTCGGGTTGCCTACCACTTGTACCGTGAGCATCCGGGTGACCCGAGCATGACGGTCAATGGCAACGACCTGGTGCCGGTCCCAGCTGAGGAGATCGTCCACCTGTTTCGCCCCCTGCGACCTGGACAGATTCGCGGCGAGCCCTGGCTGTCGCGGGCCTTGGTCAAGCTCAATGAGCTCGACCAGTACGACGACGCAGAGTTGGTTCGTAAAAAGACGGCGGCCATGTTCGCGGGCTTCATCACGCGTCAATCACCCGAAGACCAATTGCTGGGCGAAGGCGACGCTGATGAACTGGGCGTAGC